AGGTGAGGCCGGGACCGGCGGCGGGGAGTCAAATTTTTACGCCCGCGAAATTCAAACAGGGGTCAAAATGTATGTCGCATATATTTTGACGCAATTGACGGCGCGCAATTTTTCCGTCAATTCTGGAAAAAACATCAGCGAGGAAAGCAATGGCAGACCTATCCACATGGCCGGGAACAACAGTCGACATGCTCGGCGTCGACAAGCTGATCCCGTATGCGCGCAACGCCAAAAAGCATCCGCCCGAACAGGTCGATCAGATCGCCGCGTCGATACAAGAGTGGGGGTTTACGATCCCGGTTCTTGTCGACGACGATGGAATGATCATCGCCGGTCACGGGCGCGTCTTGGCGGCGAAGAAGCTGGGCATAGACCAGATCCCGACACTGACAGCGCGCGGATGGTCCGATGAAAAGAAGCGGGCATACGTTCTTGCGGACAATAAGCTGACGGAAAACGGCGGATGGGACGAAGAAGCGCTGGCCAATGAGATCAGTGATCTACTTGCGGCGGGCTTCGACGTGGGTCTGACGGGCTTCAGCGGCAGCGAAATCGACGATCTGCTGGGCGATGGGTCGCAAGAAGGGCTGATCGAAGACGACGAAACGCCAGAAGTCGAAGAAAAACTGGTCAGCAAGCTGGGTGATGTCTGGCAGATCGGTAAGCATCGCGTGGTATGTGGGGACAGCACGTCGACCGAAGTGCTTGATAAACTTCTGGGCAGCGAAGAAGTCGATGCAGTCTGGACGGACCCGCCATACAACATTGACTATGACGGCGGCGGCAAGCGAAAGAAGATTGAAAACGACAACATGAGTGGCGAAGACTTCGGCAAGTTTCTTGACGCTATCTACAGCGCGTTTGTTCCAAGAATGAAGCCGGGCCGACCGTTCTATGTCGCGCATTCTGACCTTGAAACGGCAAGGTTTCGTCAATGCGCGATCGATGCGGGGCTTCTGGTCAAGCAATGCCTGATCTGGGTGAAGCCAAACTTCACGCTTGGACGGCAGGATTACCAATGGCAGCACGAACCGATCCTATACGGATGGAAGCCCGGCAAGGCGCACGTCTGGTATGGCCAATATGACAAGGGAACTGTGATCGATGACGACGTTCCGCTGTCGAAAATAGGCAAGCCCGAACTGATGCGGATCGTTCAAGAACTGACAAACGAACGAAAGACTACTATCATTCGATGCGACAAGCCCAGCCGGTCAGTGGAGCATCCGACAATGAAGCCGGTCCGACTGATCGAACGGATGCTGCGAAACAGCACAAGGGAAGGGGATATCGTTCTGGATGTCTTCGGCGGGTCGGGAAGCACGATGGTCGCGGCGCATAAACTGAACCGATACGCCAGACTGGTCGAACTGGACCCCGGATATGTGGACGTGATCGTGCGGCGCATGCAGCTATTCAGCGGCGAGCAGGCAAAAAGGGTAGGTGATGGAAAGCTATTTGACGACATTATTCCAAAATAGAACCGGCAGGTCGTGGGCGTTGACAGAAGCAACGGCGCAAATCAGTGTTGGTTTTGCAGTAAGCTGGGCGGCAACCGTCGCTGTCATGCCGATCTTCGGCTTCTATCCGGGCGCGGGCGCGGCGTTGCAGATCGTTTTGATCTACACAGCCCTGTCATTTGCGCGCCAATATTTGATCCGGCGACTGTTTCAAAAGATGGAAAGGTCATAATATGCCAGCGGGCCGCAAACCAAAGCCGACTGCGCTGCGCCTGATCCAAGGCAACCCCGGCAAGCGGGCGATTTCAAAAGATGAGCCGAAGCCCGTCGCGATCGCAAAGCCGCGCGCGCCGGTCGCGCTGGGCGTTGACGCGAAAAAAGAATGGACGCGGGTCACAAAGCAGCTTGCGGACTTGGGGATGGTGACGGCAATTGATACGTCCGCACTGGCTGCTTACTGCATTGCATTTGAGCGGTTCAAAAATGCGAACGCCGCGCTTGAAGACGTGAAAAAGAAAGACCCGATCTTCAAAGGGCTGATGGTCAAAACAAAGCAGGGCAACTGGATACAAAACCCGCTTGTCGGCGTGGCGCGTCGCGCTGCGGATGATATGATCCGATACGGGTCCGAATTCGGCATGACGCCGTCTTCTCGGTCAAGACTTTCTATAGCGCCGACAGAAGGAAAAGGGGAATTCGATGACTTCTGATCACTGGGGGGTCCGCCCGAACGCGCCAGCCTATACATACCGGGCGAAAGTCGTGTCGGTTTATGACGGCGACACAATGACCGTCGACCTTGATCTGGGGTTCGGGGTCGGACTGTCGCGCCAGAAGCTTCGGCTTTACGGGATCGACACGCCAGAAATCCGGGGTGGCGAACGCGAAGAAGGGCTGACCGTGCGCGACGACGTCCGGGCGGTCTGTCCGATTGGCAGCGAAGTCATGGTTCAGACGCTCAAGGATAAGTCAGGGAAGTTCGGTCGCTGGCTGGCGATCATCTGGACGCCGCACGTCGGGACCAGCGTCAACGAATGGCTGGTCGAAACCGGGCGGGCGAAGTCATACTTTGGGGGCAAGCGGTGAGCGCACACACGCCGCGAAGCGTCGATGATCTGACGCTGGAAATGATCAGGCTTCGCGTGGCCGGGTATTCGGTGACATCGATCGGGGAAATGTTTGGCTTTAAAAGTCAATACGTCAGCACGGCGACGAACCGCGTCAGGGACGCCGACATCAAGCACGATCCCAGCGCGAAGCCGTATTACTGGCAGCCGCAGCGCCGCGCATGACAAAGCCCGACGCAGATCTGCGCTTCAGCGTGATGGCGGTCCAGTATGCCGAAGGCGTCCGCGACGGCACGATCCCGGCTTGCCGCTGGATCAGGCTGGCATGTCAGCGCTTCCTTGATGACCTGTCATGGCAAGAAGATGACGGTTTTAACTTTGTCTATGATGCAGCCGCAGCGGAACGCGCCTGCGCCTTCATGGAAAAGATGCCGCACATCAAAGGGCGCTGGGCAGCGAAGGGGCTGCGGCTGAAGCTGGAATTGTGGCAGGCGTTCTTGTGGTGCAACGCCTTCGGATGGAAGCGCAAGTCTGACGGGCTGCGGCGGTTTCGGCGCGTTCTTCTGATCGTCCCGCGCAAGAATGCGAAGTCGACGATGGCATCGGCTGCAGGGGTTTATATGTTATGCGCCGACGGCGAACACGGGGCTGAAGTCTATTCAGGCGCGACGACAGAGAAACAGGCGTGGGAAGTCTTCGGGCCAGCGCGCCTTATGTGCAAAAAATCGCCTCCGCTTTGCAATCGCTTCGGCATCGAAGTCAATGCGCGCAACATTAACATTGCAAAAAACGGATCGAAGTTCGAACCGATCATCGGCGATCCGGGCGACGGCGCGTCGCCGACGCTGGGCATCATCGACGAATACCATGAACACAAAAACGACAAGCAATTCGACACGATCGAAACCGGCATGGGCGCGCGTGAGCAACCGATGATGCTGGTCATCACGACGGCGGGGGATAACATCGCGGGGCCGTGCTACGCCCTACAGGAACGCGCCCAGTCGATGCTGGAAGGAACGCGACCGTCCGACGATCTGTTCGCCCTGATCTATACGGTCGACCCGGAAGATGACTGGCAGGATGAAGCCGCGCTTCGCAAGGCGAACCCGAACTTCGACGTCAGCGTCAGCGGCGAATTCTTGCGAACGCGCCAGACCGAAGCGATGGTCAGCCCGCGCAAACAGGCGATATTCAAGACGAAGCATCTGAACATCTGGGTCCAGTCGCGCGAAGCTTACTTCGACGTGCAGCGCTTCCAGAAGGCGGCGGACCCGAAGATGAAGCCCGAAGACTTCGCTGACTGGGATGCGCGCCTTGCGATCGACTTGGCAGAAAAGCGCGACCTGACCGCGCTGGAACTTGTGTTCAGGGAACCCGTCGAAGACGGCGCAAGATATGCGCGCTTTGGCTGGTATTTCTGCCCGGAAGAAACGATCGATCTGCCGGAAAACGAACACCTTGCAGAGTGGCGCGATCAGGGTCTTCTGATCGGAACGCCGGGCGCGGTCACTGACGATCGCGTCGTTCGCGAATATGCTGAAGACCTGATGCAAAAGTTCGGGATCATCGAAATCGTTTTCGACCCGTGGCATTCCCGGCAGATGGCTGTCGAACTGTCAGAAGCGGGCGCGACCTGCGTCGACTTCGCGAACAGCCCCAGCAACATGAACGAACCGATGCGGCAAATGGATGCGCTGATCACCGAAGGGAAGCTTCTGCACGACGGCGGCAAGCCGTTCGCGTGGATGCTGGGCAACGTGGTCAACGGCGCGCGGCGCGGATCGCATGACCTTCATCGCCCTGACAAGGAAAAACCGAACAACAAGATCGACGGGCCGGTCGGGTGCATCATGGCGATCGGGCGCTTCCTGAAAGACGACGCGCCGAAGCCGCTGGAAATTGGCGCGGATTATGATGCGTGACATTGAAGATTAGGTCGCCTATATTTCGCCAAACGAACGCAGCGCGGGGCAAGGCATGAGTTTTCTGGGCCGACTGATGGGGAACGAAATCACATCAGCGCAGTCGAAGCGCGACGCTGGCGATGACTTCTGGTATTCTGACGCAGGCGTTCGCCGCAACGCAGCGGGCGTGACGGTCACGATAGATCGCGCCCGGAAGGTTCCGGTCGTCCGCGATTGTCTGGCTGTTCTGGCGCAAACGATCGCCGGGCTTTCGTTTGGGGCGTTCCGATGGATCGACGAAAAGGATCGTCGCCGGATCGATGACCATTCGGTGATGCAATTGTTCAGCAACCCGAACAGCCGCGACACGTCCTATGAATTCATCCTGAACATGGTGGACGATCTGGCGTCGTGGGGCTTCTTCCTTGGGGAAGTTCTTGAACGCGACTTCGCTGGCGTTCCGCTGAAAATCCGCCGCCATGATCCAAAATATGTTTTGGTTGAGGAACTGGCCGACGGATCGCTGCGGTTCACAGTATCGAAGCCGAACCAGCCAAACCGCGTTCTTCTGGAAGATGAAGTTTGGTATATGCCGACGCCGCCTGAAATCGATGGATATATGGGGCGGTCTGCCATTCTGGACGACGGCGAAGAAGCGATCGCCGCGATGATCGGGATGCACGAATTCGCGAACAGCTTCTGGGCAAACGACGCGACGCCGCCGTTCCTGTTCAAGTATGCCGGGGCGTTCAAGGACAGGGAAAGCAAAGACAACTTTCTGCGCGCTTGGATGAAGCGCTTCGGCGGTCGGAACCGGGGGCGACCGGGCGTTCTGGAACACGGGATCGAAGTCGAACAGATCGGCCAGTCGAACGAAGCGTCGCAATTTCTGGAAACACGCAAGGAACTGGCGCTGGACATCGCGCGCCTTTGGCGGATGCCGCCGCACAAGATCGGCATTCTGGACAGGGCGACATATTCGAACATCGAACAACAGTCGCTTGAATTTGTTGTCGATACGCTGATCCCTTGGCTGCGGCTGATCGAACGGTCTGTTCAGAAGCATCTGATCGCGGACGGCGATGACGCCTATTTTCAGTTTAATGTGACTTCACTTCTTCGCGGCGATACACAGCAACGCTTCGCGGCATATGCGCAGGCGCGTCAATGGGGCTGGATCAGCGTTAACGAAATCCGGGCGCTGGAAAACATGAACAGCATCGGCGACGCTGGCGACCGATACATCGAACCGATGAACATGGTCGAAGCCGGTCAAGACCGGGATCAACAGCGCGCCGGGGAAACGCAACAGGCGCTTCGCGTCTTACACTCAACAATCCCGCGCGTCACGTCGACCGCCGCAGGCGTCGAACGGGCGCTGGATTTAACTGGCGACCTGAAGTCGCCGCCAAATCTGAAAGTAGTAGGGGGCTGATTATGCCGACTTATGATCGAATTGCGTCGCTGGTTCAGAACAGCGTCTGGCTGATCGAACCGCATCGGGGTCGGCAGATCGCCGACGCCTTCATCAATCGGCTGGACGCCGGGGCTGCGCGTCCGGGTCAGTTCCTGACCGACGCCGAACTGGAAGCGAACCGGACGCGGGCGCGGGTCCAGCGCGTTCCCATGCCGCCGCAAGGCAAGAACGAGCGAATGCGCGATCTGGCCGTCATCCCGATGATCGGGGCGATCCTTCCGCGCGGCGACGCGATGTCCGATATGTCGGGCGGCGGCGCGGTAAATCTGACGCGCTTCCAGAACGAATTCATGAACGCAGCGAACGACGGCAGCGTCGGCGCGATCCTTCTGGAAATCGACAGCCCCGGCGGTCAGGTCGATCTGGTTTCTGAAACCGCGAACATGATCCGCAGTCAGCGCAAGTCGGGCCGACCGATCGTCGCGATCGCGAACACGATGGCCGCGTCGGCGGCTTATTGGCTGGCCGCTGCGGCTGACGAACTGGTCGTCACGCCTTCCGG